GCCAATTTCTTTTTCTTTGGAATTTCTTCATCATATGAGTCATAAAATTCTCGAAATCCTCTATAACTGTCTTTATTTTTACTTCTAGCCATTGGACTTTCCCAACTCCTCACCATTAAAAATTTCGGGAATACACTCCATTAAGAGTTTCCTTGTAATTCCCTTATACTTAAATTTTTGATCCTTAATCATCAATACAACCTTAGCTTCTTCCTCAGAAAGTGATTCAAGAAAATCAATAAAAATCTTTTCTCGTTTTAACATCGGCATATCCGGCGTTTTTTCTTTTAAAAAATAATTAAACTTTTTATAATCTGAGCCTAATCTTGTGTACCCGTAATTCTCAGGTAAATTTTGTGGCTGATATGGTGGATGACCTTCTGGAAGATCTAGTTTCCAGTTTTTGTTGAATCCCAACATAAAAAACAATTTTATTGCTGGATAAGCTGCAGTTATCTTTTTGATTGCATCTCCGCGTTTTGCCGGTTTTAAATCTGAGATGTGTTGAAATATTTCGTGAACCGTCATTCTACTTAAATCCATAGACATAATTAAAATTCCTGTAGGTGTTCCATAAGATGCTTCATCTTGTTTTTTATAAAATAGTTAAACAATTTTTCGCGACCACGTTTCGGGGCCGTTTCGAATCCGTCAACAATTTGTTCTTGAAGATCTTCTGGTATTTTAGCCAAATCAATTAACATTTGATTGCGATTATAATTCCGCAACATTTCTGTACTACAAAACTCTTCTGGAGTTTGTGTTACCCATGTATTTAGTTTCTTAGAACTTATGGGTTTTTGCCGACTATCAGTAACAAATGTATCATCCGAAGATAGAATGTTTGGTATGCCGTCGCCTCGATCACCTCTAATAATGTGTTCGCATAAAAACGAATGTGGATTAACATCTGGTTTGATAAATTTCTTGGCTATAGGACTGTACTGATCAATATTCACAAACTTCTGTAATTGCATAAAATCTTTATCGCTTGACAAAATTAATATTTTTTCTGTCGTTTCATTTTTTAAGAAGACTCCATGTCTGTGACAAAGTGTTCCAATAATATCGTCAGCTTCTGCGCCGTCGATTTGCACAACCGAATAGGGAAAGAATTCTTTAATCTCATCTTTGATCTTATGTAACGTGTCGAAGATCATTGCCCAGTCATATGGTGATGCGGATCGCTCTTTTCTGCGGCTTGCTTTGTAGTATGGGAACACTTTCTTGCGCCAATACTTCTTATCGTCAGCGCAGATCACCATCCTACCATAATCTTTGGCAAATTTTACGTTATATGACCTCAAAGCATTTGCTACCATGTGTCTTACAACATTCTCATCAACACGTTTGCTGATATCGGGTTGCATCATTAAGTTAGATATCATCACTTGATTTAGATCAACTAAAATCATTATGTATTACTCTTATAAAATTTTCAGTACTATTGTATCACAATTAAACCGGCCTGTCAAGGCTATCTCTTTTGTTGTCAACTCGGGTAAGATCTTTTTCATTTTAATCTTGCCTGCAGACAACAACTCAGGAATTACAACCTCCGGTTTTCTAAGTTTTTTGCCGACGGAAGTTTTTTCATCAATGTTTTTTAATGTAGTCCCTTTGAATGTCAGACCTTTGGCATTGTCAGTATTATACACACCAAGCAACTTTGTTTTGGTATTGTACACCCACACTTGAGACGCACCAACAACTTTTTCTATAGGTTGTCCAATTACGTCACCAAAGCTTTTAAGATACTTTACATTCGAGACGATTTGTGTCAAAGGTTTTTCTTTGACTCGTCTTTTTCGTTTGACGGGTTTATTTTCTATAGCAACTTTGTTTGCTGCAGATACAATACTGTCATACAATTCAGACAATTTCCTAAGTTCGGGCTTACGGAGATGACCATAAGCTTCTTTCATCTGTTCATCAGAACCGGATAAAGCTTCGGATATTTCACGAGACGACACCACAAACATTTCACAAATTCTAGATAGAACAACAGAACTCAGATTTTTGGTTTTGAAGTACTTTTCCATATCATATTTTTTGGAATACCCCGAAGATCGGAAGTCATCAATTATACCTTCGATTTCTCCAGCTTCTTCACGAGCCCGTTCGAGGATCCGTTCCTGCACAGAAACTCTTTGTGGTGTATCTTTTTTATCCACATCCTCAGCCCGACGACCGTTGTAGGATAATAATTTTTCATACGACTGTAGGAAAAAATCCTCGGTAGATTCATCAGGTGACATGCCAACCGACATCATCCGAGCAACCCAACCAACTTGCGGAAGTATTTTCGATTCTGGTACGGATTTGATTTTTTCGATTTCGGAAGAATCTTTTTTCTTCTCTTTACAATAAGAGATTATAAAATCCTTAGCTTCTTTCTGACCATAACAATAATTATAGTAATTTAGTGCGTCTATCAATTTTGATTGTGTGAATTCATCGACCCAGAGAGGTTCCGAACCCATACCTAAAACTTGATTGGATCTCAGTCTTTTTGCCATACATCACCTATAAATGTCAATATGAGCGTCTTAGTAAACGCTCACTTGGGTACGTAACCTAACGAATTCGCCAGGCTGCTGATCCATAACAACTGTATTCGACACTCCATCAAACTCATAGGTTACACTATAACCTGTGATTTCAGTACGGGTTTCTGGTCGACTCTCAATCTGACACTGTTGTTCTTCGACATGCACTATGTGTTCTCGACGGCCGACCTCAACCTGAACAGTTTTGTTTCGCTGTGTATATGCACCCAAAAGCGCACCCACAGCAGCGGCCTCGTTCCTGTGGTCACCCTTAGTGATACCTCGGGTGATTGCACCACCCACCAAGGCACCCATAATAGGCGCTGCCACAGACCGTCTGGTCTCATATACGGGTTCATACGTCACTTTAGGGACAATGACATTCCGACACACTCTTTGTTGAACATATGTCTGATATTCAGACTCAATTGGGACAACTTTAGTCACTTTACCTAGAACAGCTTCAGGAATCGCAACTGGCGTAGTTGCCGCAGCGGATTCTGCTGATATTAATACCGAACTGAGGATAATTGCAGCGGTAATTGTCTTTTTCATGATTTCTCCATTGGTTCTCTTAGTTACAAAGTACATATTACGCGATTTTACCAAAAATGTCAACACTTTTTTGTATGAATTTCAGGAATACATTATATTCCTGATTTTCACGAATTTTCATCAATTTGTTGCCTTTTTTCCAGTCTTAGGACGACTTCTTCAGCTGGCATCCAAATATCCTTGCTATTTATCATTGAGGAAATTTCATTATCAGTTAGAAAGTTTTTGTAGATATCCTTCAGCAAATTCTCAGACCACAACTTTTCAGCTTGGATCTGATCGTACATTTCACCACCCTTACCAAATGTTCCACCGAGATAATTGTGAAACATAAACAACGAATGGTCAGCAACTTCGTGAGCATCAGCCGTCAAAAATATCATAGTCGCAGCTGACATACAATCACCCTCGACCGAACAAACGATCTCAGCTTTACATTCTTTCATACATCTAATGAATTGTATTGCGGTTCGAACTTGACCACCTTCAGAATTCATATGGATGATCACAACATCATTTTGAGAAAGCGACCGCAACAACTCAAAGGTTTCGATATAATTTTCAGGGGATCCAATTTCGCCGGAAATATATATCCGATGCAAGAACCCAAGGGCTATTCCTTTTTCTATTAATGATGTGTTATTGTTCGATGTCATTATTAGTCTCCATACTCACGCCATATTTACAAATGTAATACGCATCGATAATGTCGGATGACGGATTCCATTGTTTCTCTGTCATATTCAATTCATACTTTAAATCTATAGATGATTCACTTTCGAACTGTTGTTGCAAATCTTCTTTACCAGAATTACCTTTACCTGTGGCAAATTTCTTTATTGTTGTTGGAGCTATGATATCAAATTCTATACCAAAATTCCACATTCGATATTTCAACACGCCAGTATTTTCGGCAATGTTGAACACCCGACCTTTTGATCCCATCGAGTATCCTTCAATGTATGCTTTGGTTACATTATTGTCCAACATCGTGTCTAGAAAATATGATGATATTCTATCGTACCTTTGCATCTCATTAGAATATTCGAGGTAATCACCGACAACATTCTTAAACGACATTTCGTATTTTTTGATTTTTGTAAGATACCGGAAATTGCAAGTATCAAAATTCATGTTTTCGATATTTCCAGAATATATGCATATAGCTGGAGATGTCATCGAGTAGTCTATACCTGCGATAGACATTTAAATTTCTTCGTCAGAACTTTCAAATGACGACTCCCACAAATCTCCCCATCGGCCATCATCGTCGAAAGTTGAGACTACATCGTCAATAGGTTTCAATAAGTGTTCGTCGATTTCAGTTGAACAGTAAGGGCAAAACCTCGGTTGTTCTTCAGTGTCGGCAGAATCCAACAGATAACCAGTATTACAATCCTCACAAAATATTTTAAACATTGTCATAATTTTTTTCCTCCTTAAGAAGCATCACCCCAGACATCGTCCCATTTGCCAACCATTGCACCCTTGGCATAATCCGTACTTCTGTTTTCAAAAAAGTTTGTATGCGTTGGCGCATTAATCATAGACTCTACCCACGGTAGTGGATTCCTTTTAACTTTAAATACACCCTTTAACCCAAGTGAAATTAATCTACGATCAGCAATATATCTGATGTATTTTTTAACTTCTTCGGATGTCAAACCTTCCATAGGGCCCATAGCGAATGTAAGATCGATAAATTTGTCTTCCAGTTCTACCATTTTTTCGGCGATGGAATAGATACGACTTTTTAAATCGTCGTTCCAAATCTCTCGATTCTCTTCGATGTATGTTCTAAACAGCTTGATCATAGACTCAGCGTGCATTGTCTCGTCAACAATCGACCAAGTAATGATCTGTCCCATCCCACGCATCTTGCCATGACGGGGGAAGTTCAATAACATAATGAATGAACTGAACAACTGCATCCCTTCTGTGAACGCAGAAAATACTGCGATATGTGTGGCGGTAGACGCTCTATCACCGTTCTTCGAAGATATCTGAAGCACATAATCGTGCTTTTCTTTCATTTCCTGATACTCAAGAAATTCTGAATATGTAGATTCGGGCATACCAATAGTTTCGATAAGATG